TCAATCGAGCCATTTACCACCTACTCACAGTTGCCAAAGGTTGCACATCGAAAGTCTTTGCAGGGACTGCTCGACGTATGGCCTCGCACGCATAACGTAGCGCGTCTATAAGGTGATTATCACGATCTGCAAGGATTGGCAAGATTTGTCCTGTCAAGGGGTCAGTTTTATAACTATAGCACGTTAATTCGTCAATCGTGTGTTGGCAACGAGGGTGAACGATGATGTCGTATGACTTCAACCATTCAACGCCTTCCTCTACAGACTTCGGCCCTTTGACTGCTGCCATGATCTTTGGGAAGCCATGTTTACGCATATGACTAATGGTTTCAGGTCTGGCGCTATCAGCAACGATGGGCCACTTCTCAGAGTCAGGCACAGTGAAGAATAGGTCTGGCGTATCCATAATCTCGCAGCCAACGCGATACGCTTCATGATCGACATAGATTGTGCGGCCAACAACATGGCAACGGATCAGGACTGTCGGGTCAGATGCAAAGCCCCAGTCAGCGCCGAAGCGATGCGTTGCGTCCTCTGGTGTATCGAAGTCCTCTATCTTCCAGTTACGAAATACTCTGGCCTCACTGTTCGACGAATAGCTTCCCAGCCAAACGTGCTTGTATTTGTCAGGGTCTCTATCCCTATCGTATTCCATTTCGTTTTTTAGAACATCAGGGAACCAAGGGTTATCCCTGTAGTTTACCTGTGCAACCACGGCATCAGGCGGTGGAGATGGCCCACGCAGCAACATATCAATCGGGTCGCTGCTGTTCAGCGGGTTCCATGTGAACCATAACTCGCTGTCTGGCTTACGGATTGTCGGCCGCAATAGGTCGAGCGAGCGTTGCGATAGCGTCTGCGATTCTTCCACCCAAGCGCAGTCATAACCTTCTAGCGACTTGATGGAATCGGCTGTGTGGTTCTGCATCCCCTGGAAGATGATTAAACCATCGCCATGCCGTGACTTGATTTGGCTTTCCTGAATCTCAAAGTAATCCTGAACGCCAAGCTGCTCGATCTTTAGCTCCAGCAGACGCTTAACCGACTGCGCTAGGGACTTCTGTATCTCACGAACGCAAACTGTTCTGCGCCGCTGATCCATCACATGAGCTTCGATTACCATTTCCGCAAAGGCATGGCTCTTGCCTGATCCACGTCCACCATGAGCGCCCTTGTAGCGGCTTGGCTTTAGGAATGGCTTGAACCAGCGCGGGGTTTTAATCTTCAGAGTTGTCATCAGTCACTTCGCGCACGATGCGTGTAACCATGTTGCCAGTGATACTCAGCTTAGTCGGCTCGTTGAATCCGTGCATTACGTTTAGCTCTTTTACGGCTGCTGTCATGCCTGTTGAGGTCTTTGCATCTTGGGCGATACGATACGCTTGTATCAACCCTTTGACAGACATTTCGCGTGTCCATAGTTGTTTCTCAACCACCTGTGATTTTAATTCGTCAACCCTTATAGCAACCTTAGAGTTTTTCATTACGTTCGACGCTTGCACATAAATGCTTGCATCTGATGCAGTTGTGGCTTCGTAAGCCGTGCGATAAGCATCAGCTTGGCCCATGCCATCAGCTATACACTGTGCGAATAGTTCTTGCTTTGCGGTTAGCTTAACGTCTGACATTATGCTGCCTTTTGTTTACGGTGTTGCTCGTCTATGATCTTAGGGACTGCAAGCTCCCACGTTATCTTATGATGCAATCGCCTATGTGTTGTTCCCATGTAGGCAATCTTACAGCAACTTGGTGCAGCCATTATACTATAAAATGACTTCACATACGTTCCAAATTGTTTGTATGCTTCTGTATTGCCACCTGAGTTCGACTGCGTTTCAAGCTGGATTAAGTTTATAACAGCTATCTGGAAAAAAAGCTTCCCTACCTTACCCTGTGTTAGATAGGTGTTCACATCATCATTCATGCGCCCGATAAACTTTGTGTCATCTGCTGGGTCTTTGTTAACCTTAAACACAAACGTGTTCATTGCTTTGCGCTTGTAGTTAATGTTGTGTAAGTTTGTTGCCCCGCCGATAAAGTCGCCACCCTGACAAAATGCTATCGTGGTGGACTTTGTATCGTCTAGACAAACAGTCATTTGCTCGAATATGTAATCAAGGTTCTTTGTTGGCTTTGCTCTAAGGACAACGCCTTCTGGATAACGATAGGTTATCTCTGTATAATCATCCTCGTATTCAAAGAAATAATCCAGCTTAAGTTTTCTGGCTATATCATAACAGGCGTTGCGAGCATAAACGATAACCTTGTTCCCATCAAAGTTATCCATGATGTCGAACTTGTCCTGGTAATCCTTCTTGCTAAAGACAATCACTTCGTCCTTGTATATCTTTTTGTACTCATCAATCGTGCTGTCCTCATCATCTACTATCATGTAGATTTTGCCAGTATAGCCGCGCTTACGCAATGTTCTGTATGTGTAGACCTTGTTAGGCCGGCCGTTGGTCAGGATAAAGACAGCTATATTTTTACTTGCAGTCATTTTTAATCTTCCTGCTGCTGTAACTGTGCTTTCTCTTTAGGTAGATAATCTCTTTGTCCAGAGCTTCTATTTCTTCCTTTAGCTCCCAATGGTCTGACTTATGATCTTCACCTAAGAAATACACATCATAGTCTAACGACACGAAAATGTCCCCATCCCTTTCGACATTCTGGTATGGGATAACCTCATCAACCCATTTAACAGCCCTTAGCTGCATGTATCGTTCATATATGGATTGCTGTGGTTGTTTGTAGTTAGGCGCACAGTGCAGCCCTACTATCAGAAAGTCGCAATGCTTCTTTGCTTCCTCAAGCGACAACACATGGCCTGAATGTAGAATGTCAGCCACCATTGGGAAAAATCCAATCTTCATTCTCTTACTCCCTAACTTAATCGAACCAACCTTATATGCCTTGCAGTTCTTTATGTGCAAATCATAGTAAGCCATGTGAAGCTTTGTCTTTGGAAACTCAAAAGCAAAAAACAGCATCTTTATCGTGCCGCTATGTGCGACGATTAGAATCTTTTTGTTTTTATATTTCTTTTCGGTCTCGTCTATAAACTCTTTTACCCGTGCATAAAACTGCAGCTTACTTTCGATGCTAAATTTCTTAAGAAAGTTTTGGTCCTCGCTCTTAAGAAGCTTCTCGCTGTTTAAGTGCTTACCTTCCAACAATCCCTTGTTTAGCTCTTTAAGCCTACCATCATAAAGAATCTTAGTGTTCTTGTGGTATTGCAATATGCTGAACGCTGTGGACTTAGCCCTGCTTAACGGGGAGCATAGACATACGTCGAAATGCTCACCCTTTAATTCGGTTGCAATCTTTTTGGCCTGTTTAACGCCTGTATAGTTTAACGGTATGTCATACTGCCCGTGCATTATGCCATTCTTATTCCAGTATGTTTGCCCATGACGGACAAATGTATAGTCGTTATTCATCGTCCTCCGACTCGTCGGGCTTAAACATATTGTTTATTTCGTTTGTAAGCTTTACGAATCCATTTAATATCGCCTTGTCGAAATCAATGATAACCAACGCGCTGTTTTCCATTAGCTCTTGGCATTCGACTTCTGAGTGGGCGTAAAAGTTAGCAATCTTTGCATAGTCGAAAACGATATGGCGCGATGCTGCCAGCAATAGGAATTGCTTTTCCTTCTCGCTAAGTTTGCTGGCTTTAATTTGTGCGATTAAATCAGCTGTCTTTGTATCGTCGTAGAGTTCTTTTATATCTGGCTTTTCGCCTTTTGGCTCGTAAATCGGTGTGTTGATTTTTGCTGTGTAGGGGTTTTCCTCTTTTATATCTTCTGCATCATTAAACATGTCTGCCAACTGGCTTGCATCAAAGCCTAACAGCGCAATGTTAAAATCATCGAGCTTTAGATCCTCAATTTCCGCTTTTAACATATCCATGTCCCACCCTGCGTTTAACGCAAGTTGGTTGTCTGCTATGACTAGGGCGCGTTGTTGAGCCTTGCTGAGATGGTCTAGCACAATGGCTGGTACATCCTTCATCCCTAACTTTCTTGCTGCCAGCAAGCGTCCATGCCCTGCTATGATGGTATTGTCTGCATCGACTAGAATAGGGTTTGTCCAGCCAAATTCTTTAATGCTAGCCGCAATCTGCGCTACTTGTGCATCGCTGTGCGTGCGGCTGTTGGCTGCGTATGGAATCAGATCCGCGACGCTGCGCTGCTCAATCTTGGGTGCCTCTATCATTTCTCTCGCTTTCGTGTTCACATAGCTTGGCTAGGTAGTGCTTTGCCTTATGCAAATCTTCAATGCCGTTCTTATCACGATAGCGGGATAAATACTTTATGCAATTACCCTGCAAATAACCTGAGAACGCTTCGGCAGACATCCAGGACTCCATTGCTTGCCAAGGCTGAATGGATTTAGATGCGTAATGATCTCCACCTACTTGATGTGTATCAATACTCATTGTCTTCGTCCTCCTCGTAATCAAACGGATCATAGCCCTTTAGCATTGCATCGACTGCAACCATAATAGGCCCACTGATACGCACCTTGCCAGATTCCATCTTGCGTATGCTTGTTGCGCCGTTGTCTGGTGATAGACGTAAAGCGTCAGCCATCTCTGTTACGCTGTAGCCCATAGCTACTCTAGCTAATTTAAGTTTAGATGGTGTCATGTAAACTCATCCTCTAACTCCGTAGTTTCGATGTTAAGCGCTTCACTAATCCATGCCATAGCAGTGCAAATATCGCCCCATTGCTCGTCATACATTGGCTCACCTTCTGGTATACAATCCTCTCTGACCATTTCTAGTGCAGTCCAAATTGTTTCCATCCACGACTTTTGATTATGTGCTGTTAATATCATTGTCTGAATTCCTTTTACCAAGTGTCCCCACCATTGTTAGCATAATTGCTGATGTCACCGAGCCAATCTAAATAACTTTGACGCAGAACAGGATCAACAAGCGTGTAGTTAATGCTGTTGTGGTACTTGTAGCGGTTATGGTATTCGCGGAAGAACAGGGCGAACAGCCTGTCATTGTCTTCAGCTTCGATGGTTTCAAACTGGTCAGGCAACGGCCTGAAACTGAATGGTTCGTAGCTGGTCTTAATGATGATTGCTGGTGTCATACATCTTCCTCAACAAATGATGAAGATAGCAAAGCCTCAGTAACGATTGATGCAGCGCATTCCTCTGCGCTTGCAAAGTCATCCATGTAAACAAAGCCCATTGCGTCTATGCAAGCATCAAACAGGCGGTTGCTGTTGCGGATATATTCGCGGGGATCAGCGCACGTTTCAAACGGGCCAGCACGAAACTGCTTTGATAGCAGCGTGTCGATACGTTCAAATTGATGCAGGGTGATGCTCATGCTGGGATTCCCCTTTCTGCGCTAATGGTTGGAGCCATCGAAAAACGTCCCCAAGGCATGATCTGTTCAACGCCATCCCATACCTTGATTCCATAACGCTTGCCGTCTGTATCAGTGACTGTTTTTTCGGTGCGTTTAGCAATGCGAACAATGATAATTGTTTCGTAATCACAAATGCTGCGGGTTGAGTAGATAAAGTTAGGTTGAAACTTATTCATGGTCAGGCTCCTTGTTGGCGGGGAATATCCCCTTGCTGATGCACATTCTATAATTCAGATATTTTATAAAGAAAAGCGTTTTTTTCATTTTATTACGTTTTTTGTCGTTTTGCGTGTGCAATCGCTTCGATAGCCCATTCTCTAGGAGCGCCTTCATACTTACGATTCGCCCAATTCTGACGTATATCATTCATTGATATACTCCCTGCCTGATACTTAGCCAGGTCGCACATCAAGCTGGTAGCTGCGCTATTTGTGGGCTGTGCCAATTTCTAAATTCTTTCTTAAATCTTCGAGCTCTAGGGCTGTGACATATTCTTGGGGCGGCTCATAATCACGATAGTGGATCATCAAGAGATGCTTGGCGCGATTGATCTTGCGTCTGCGATCATAGCCTTCATTCTGAACAACCGAATCTATCTCCGCTGGTGTTGGCATAAACTTGCACGTTCGCAGTAGCTTTAGAAACGCACTTCGAAGATCGACCAAGGGATAAATTCGCAACGTCAACCAATATAGCTCCAGGCGCTCTGCTTCTTCTTCCTGACTGCGCTTCTGGCTGGCAGTGGCTAATGATAGCTTGGCGATCATGACCTCCACCTGTTCGCGCTCTGGCATTGGTGGCCTTGGCGCATCCACAAACTGTTGCAGGGTCTCCGCAGACTTAGGCCCAATCGTCGGTAGTTCGCTCCCCATCAGCAGCTCGTCTAGCTTGGCTGGCAATGACTGCTCTGACCATTGGGTTGGTTGGTTCTGCTGCGTGTTTGCTATTTCCTGCATTGGTCGCGCCTTTCGGTTCGTATATATCAAGC